ATCAACGTGAGAGGAGTCCGCGTTTTCATCAAGACACACTGGGGGCACTGGCCAAAACGGGAAGGACAATTTCGGGCCACGGTTTGGGGTCAGACCCCTCGAACCCGAACGCCGAGTCAGTATCGACCGAGATGTATTGCGAATGGGCGTTTGCGTCGTTTGTCTCGGCTCTGACCAGTAGAACCCGTGCGGTTGCGTCCAATGCTGCGGCATACTGACCGGACGAATAGACCAGTTCACCCCCAGCGGAAACCAGTGCGTCCCCGGTGGTGCTGATCCCGGTCGCCGTTCCGCCGGTCATGATGTCCGCCAATCGTGCGGCATCGTTGGGGTTCGTGGGTGCGGCAAGGTTCGTAATCTTGTGGCTGCCCGCCGACAAGTCCGAGGTCATCGGGTTGGTTACTACGCCGGTCGGGATGTCGGTTAGTCGTGCAGCATCGTTGGGATTGACCGGGGCGGCAAGGTTCGTAATCTTGTGGCTGCCTGCGGACAAGTCTGAGGTCATCGGGTTGGCGACTACGCCGGTCGGGATGTCGGTCAGTCGTGCCGCATCGTCGGGGTTCGTGGGTGCGGCAAGGTTCGTAATCTTGTGGCTGCCTGCGGACAGGTCGGCGGTCAAGGGACTCGCCAACCCACCCCCGCCGATCTGCTTCCATACCGCCGCCCCGTTGCTGTTGGACGCACAGACCCACAGGTTCCCGGTCGTGGTGTCTCGCCACCTGTCCCACACTGCGTAGCCGTGCGATAGGTCATTGGTCGTGGTGGGTGCGCCCGCCTGCGTGTAGGTCATCCCGGCGGCATCCGCCAGTGCCTCAAGGTCGGTCATCAAGAGTTGCCCGCCGTCGCCGGTCGTGGCGATGGTCTGGATGGTCTTATAGGTCGTGGTCATACGGGTATCTATGCCGACAGCCCTAGATAAGGCATGAACCTTGCGACCCTGCCCCTTGCGGAACTGGCTGCCCTGACCCTTGACGACTTGGCGGCGATGGGGATGATCGGCGGTGCTACCGCTGTTGTCCCCGCCGGTCAGGTCAGCGAAGACCTGACGGACTTCCCGTTGCTGGTCGTCCTGCCTGCCGGGTTCGGAACGGTCGCCGCCGTGACTGACGGCAACGGGGTCTCGTTGGACTTTGACCAACGTGCGAGCGGTGCTGTCGTGGTCAAGTGCCGCCTGAGTGCGACAAGCGACAACGTATTCCAGATAGAGACAGCATGAGCGACACCTATACGAACAACATGACCGGCGGTGCACTGGTCGTCATCAAGACCTACTGGGCGCAGATCGACGGGTGGCGACGATGCGCCTGCGGCGGGTTTTCCGAGACCATGACCGGCGGGGGATCGTGCGGCGGCAGTGTTTCGGTGGACGTGGATAGGGTGCAGGGTGGGGCGGTCTTCGGCAGCAACGTGGTCGTCCACCAGCACCACGCCCCCTACGAACACATGACCGCCTGCTACCCTTTGGACGATGCCGCCGCACCCTATGTCGATCATACCCGGCTGGTATTGGACGGGGCGGCGACTAGTCCCCCGGAACCGGAACCCGGTGCGGCGTGTCAGGCGTGTCAGCAGTTCGCCGGGGCGCAGGCAATCCAGTGTCCCAGCGATGACCTGAAGCCCTCGCAGGCGTTTAGTGTCTCGTGCTGGGCGTGGTTCCCCGTCCAGTTCCAGGCGATGACGATGGTTGCGAGGGGCAACGCCTTCACCCTCGGACGGTCGCCCATTGCCACCCTATACGCCCAGGTGGTCGGGTCTTCCGGGACGACCTATCAGGCATGGGGACAGACGATGCTGGACATCAACCGCTGGTATCACTGCGCCGCCACTTGGACACCCGGCGATGCGCTGCGGATCTACTTGAACGGCAACCTTGAAGGCACGACCGCCACGCCCGAAACGTCCCTTGTGTCCGGTGGGTCGAACTACCTAGGATGTCTGGCGACCGGTGGCGGCTTCCTGACGGGTAACCTTCAAGAGGTGCGGATATACGGGGACGCACTTGACGGCGGGTGGTGGTCGGCAGAATGGGCGAACTTCTGCGCCCCCGGTTTCCTGACATTGGGATGGTGACTACCTCAGTTTCTTCAGTATCTCGGTCGGGGTCGGATGGAACCCGCCGCAGCACCGCTTGCGGGTCGGGGTCGCCTTGCGGTCGGCGAGGAACTTTGTCAGGTGGGGACTCGCCATGCTGCGGGCGGTCGGGGCGATCATGTCCGTCTGTTGCGGTGGCGTATAGACCGACACGACCGCCGTGCTGCCTGCTTCGGTGCATCCCAAGTTGTTGCCGAAATCGGTTTCCCACGCCAGTTCCAACCCGTCAAAGCCGCAGTCAAGCAGGTTCTTGCCGTCGTTCGGAAACGTCGCAGACCAGCGCAGGGTGAATACCTCAAAACCCACATACCAGTAGGTCGGGTCAGAGTGTCCGTCATTCAGGTTTCTGCCGACGATCAACCAAGCGTCCAATTCCTGCGGTGCGCCGTTGCAGTTGAAACTTCGGGCGTTGCTCTTCATCCACATGCAGCGCACAATAGAGTCATAGTCCCAAGCGTAAACCTGGTCTGGGCCAACGATATATTCGCCGTTCAAGCCCTCGCAAGCCCCTGCGAAGCAGGCGGGTTTGGGCGGCTCGCCCATCATAATCCAGTCGCCGATCCCCGACACGACGATCTTGTATTGGGTAGCCCCGCCGCCCTGACATTTCACGCACCCGCCGCAGCATGGATGGGTTGGCTCAAACTTCCGTAGTGTCATGTTAGTCCCCCTCAAAGCACCCTGTATCACCATCGCAACCGCAGTCCCCATCACAACCGCAATCGCTGAAACATCCACCGCCGGTATCCCCATCGCAGCCGCATCCGCCGAGGTCACTATCGCACGAACAACCGCCGCTACTGCTGCTACAATCCTGCCCGATAACCCACCATGCGCCGCCCTGCTGGTCGTAGCCGAGGGTCACGGTCGCACCGTCCGACTGCTTTATCTTGACGCTGTAGGGGTTGAAGCACTTGACCGTGTCCGTGTCGGTGCCCGACCCGTCCGCAGACTTTATCATCACGTCCACGGCGGTTCCCTTTGCGGGGCTTTGGTCAAACGCTGGGATGTCGGCGGTCAGTGTCCCTTTGACCACGCCCCCGACATATTGGAAGATGACGAACGGCTGGGACTTGGCGGGATACACGAGCACAAAACTGTTCTTCAAGACCTGAGTAGAACCGCCCACCTCAACGGCATATCCGGTTGTGTCGTCCTTGCTGCCGGAACCCCATGCGGTGTTTAGTTCCAATTCGCCCTGTCCGCTCTCTTTCGGTGCGATGGCTTTCCACGAATAGTAGCCGTTGTCCCGGTCGCAGTCGGTTATCTGTGCCCAGATCGGTTGCGGCACGACCGCTTGGGAATAGGTCTGTTCCCTCGCCCCGCCTTTGTTCAATCGCTCAAAACCGGCAGTGGCTTTCGCCATCCGTAATGCCGCTTCTGCTGTGAGGTTTACTTTCTTGCCGTTCATCGGAAATTGAATTGGAAAGGGACTGCCTGATAAATCTTGAAGGTCTTCCAGTATGGATCGGCACCGGGGTCGGCGACCTTGCCCGAACCATTCAGCATCATCGGGGTGCTACTCGCCACGCCGGTCTGACGCATACCTGCGGGTATTTTGATGGGGTTGCCGTCATCGTCAGTGGCGGTTTCGTAAAAACCCTGGTCAAGCAGTTGCAAGTCCCAGCCGTTCGTGCCGCCGTTGAAGGCGAACTCATAGGATACTCGCCAGTAGTAACCCCATTCCTGCGACCACATGCGCTGCCCGCCGATGTTGGCGACCTTGACAGTTCGTGCGGGACATCCGAGGAAACCGCCGGAATTGACCTTATCCACATATGCAAACGCCATGAGCGGATCAAAGGTCTGTTCATATTGGACGACCGACAGAAAGGGTCTTACTTGATCCCTGACGACGCCAGGGAAAACGTCCCCCGCAGAATTGGCGATGTGCTTGCCGTCCTGGTCATACTCTACGGTGGTTTGGAATTGCTGGAACGACCATGTCCAGTCGGCGGGCTGATGCCACGGGCAGTTGTCCTGACTGCCCATGGGAAACTGCCCATAGTGCCCGGTGATGATCCAGTTCAACCCGTCTTCGGCATCGCACTGGGCTTTCAGGGACTTCAGGTAGGCCAGCGAGTCAGACGGGTATTTCGTTCCCTTGACGATCCCCGTGGTCGCCGAGAACTCGTTGATGACGGCAACTGCATCGTCCCGATAGTCGTTGCTGACCGCCAACCATGTCCGGTCATATTCCCGGATGTCCCCTTTCTCGTTTGCTTCGTAATCAAGGGAACGAGTCTTGTATTCTTTGAGCAGGATAAACGCCATGCCCTATCTATGCGACTTAGTAGGGGAACTTCGCCGTCTGCGTGCCGCCCACGTCCCCTGCCATCGCCTTCAGGTAGGTCAGTTGTTGCCTGCTGATGTCCACCAGTTGTATCTGCGGGTTCATCGCATCGTTGCCGTATTGGTTCCGCAGGATGGTCATTTGGGCTTCGTTGCTACCGAACGCCTCGGCACCGGCGAACTTGTGTTCGCCCAGTCCGGCTTGTTCCCGCAGTTGAAGCAGCCCACGACCATACATCTTGTCGGACATCTGCCCGGTGTCCTTCCACTGGTTCAACCTGTCCAGCCCCTCGGAAAACTTTTCGTATGGGGTTGCGGTGGACTCTTTCAACTGCTTCAAGTAGTCAGGCAGGATGCCCTTCAGTGCGTCCTTATACTGCGTGCTGTCGTGGCTGACGTTGTTCTGCGCCGCCCATTGGTCAAGAGCGCGTTTCTGGCTCATCGCCTGTTCGACCTGCTGGGCTGGGGACAACCCGATCCCCAACTTGCCGAGGGCGGCGTTGGCGGACTGCTTGTATTCGTCCGCCGTGATCTTCCCTTTCTTCCACAGGTCGGCGAGCCGTTGCAGTTCCCGGTTGTAGTCCCGCAACTTGTCGCTGGGGGTCTCGGCGATGCCCAACATGTCGTGCTTCGCCTTCTGCATTTCGTCGTGGTATTGGGCGAAGTCGATAAGGTGGACTTTCCTACCCACCAGCGTGTCAAGTTCCCGCATTCTCGCCTCGAAGTCGGCAAGAGGGTTCTTGATCCCGGTCAGGTCTGCTTTTGCCTTTGCCGCCGCCTGGTCGTATTGGGTATCGGTCATCATCCCCCGACCGGCGTTCAACTGCTTCATGCGTGCCGTGTAGTCGGCGAACTTGTCCGACTGCCCCGAAAGTTCGTTCCCGACCTGACGGACGGCATCGGCATACTGCCGTTCCGTGATGGTTCCCAGTGCTAGTGCGCTGTCGTATTCCTTCAGGGATTGGGTCGCCTTCCACACGGGGTCGGCTTCCCGCAGTCGTTGGGCGACCTGTTTCGCCTGGATGCTGGCGGCGAGGGTCTGGGCTTCCTGACGTTGCGCCTCGGTCGCACCCTCGGTCGCCAGTTTGTATAGTTCCTTCTGCTGGGCGTTCATGCCGATGGTGGCGTTTTCTTCCCTCAACTTGGCGAGGGTGTCCGTGATGGACTGCGTCCAGTCCTTTTGTGCTTGGATCGGGGAACCCGTCGCCGACGCATGACCGGACTTCCCGGCGTTGTCCATCGCCTTCTGCCGCTTGCTCTTGAACTCTTCCGACCACGGATGGTCTTTCATGCCTTGTGTTTCGGCATCGTGGGCCCGGATGTTCTTTTCTAGTTCGTTGCCGAAGTCCAATACGGCGTTGTTGCCCTTTGACCATCCGAGGGTCAGACCGGCAGCCCCTATCTTGTAGATCCACCCCGCCAGTTGCGCTGCGTCGGCGATGATAGCGGCGAACGTGTCGGCGATGTCCCGGAAGACGATCCACACGTCCTGCCCTGCGTCCATGACCCCGCCGAGGATTTCCGTGAAGGGGTCGAACTCGCCCGCCGTCCCCTTCAAGGACTTCTGTGCGTCAAGGGAACCCTCGGTCAACATGGAAAAGAACGCCTGAATGTCCGGGCTGTAGTGGATGGTCAGTTGTTGCCACAACCCTTGCCACGCCAGCCCGTAGTCGTCCACCGCACGTTTGGCGGCGGCAACGCTCGCCGTCCCCTCGTCGTCCAGCAGCACCCCGAAGCGTTGCAGTTTGTCCCGTGCTTCGTCGATCGCCTTACTGCCGTGCGAGAACCCGGTGGCGATTTCCGCCCCCGCTTCCCGACCGAACAACGCCATCGCCAGTCGGGTTCTTTCCCCGATATTCTGGACTTTGGCGAGCGAGTCCAAGACCGTCCGAAACTGGTCTTCGCCCGACTTCGCCGAGAGTGTCGTTGCGGACAGCCCCAGTTGCCGGTATGCCGATGCACCTTCGCCGCCGGGGTTCTGCACGGCTTCCGCAGTGTGCATTTGTAGTTTGGATAGGGTTCCGGCAACCGCATCGGGACTCAGACCCGCCTTAGAGAACGCACCTTGCAACGCCTGAAGGTTCCCCACGCCCATACCGAGGTGTCCGGCTTCTTTCGACAGGGCAGCCATCCTGTCCATCTGCGACGTGACGTTGCTGATGACGGAATGCAGGGCAAGGAACCCGGCGACCGGTGCGGCGAGACCTTTGGCGATGTCGGTCAGCGCACCCGTCCCGTCCTTTTTGAACTTGCCGAACAGGTCGATGCTGTCGATGTCCCGCTTGACGTTCCGTGCCCCTTTGGTGACCTTGCCGTATGCCTTGTCAAGTTCGCTGGTGTCGCCACGGAACAAAAGATCGAGTGCGCCGATGATAGCCATACGTTATTTAGCCACCAGCAGGGACAATCTGGCTCTTATCTCGGCGTTGGACTGCCGCCGCTTCTCACCATTCAGGAAGGGCAGCACGTCGCCAGGGGTGAGCCACTTGCGGGGCTTGTTCATGGAATAGTTGCCGATGTAGGCGCACAAGAGACCTGTCTGCAACCAGGGGTCGGGAAGGGGGTGGATCTGTTCGAGGGCCCACCACTCGTCAAGTTCGTCTTCGGACACGCTGACTACCAGTTCGCCTACTGACCGACCGAGGGTGCGGGCAAGTCGGAAGAGGAACCGCCGGAAGGGATTTTGTCCAAAGTTTTTTTTAGTGCGTCAAGGTCGGCGGCGGTCATTTCGTTCAGCGAGTAGGCGACGGCGCACACCTTGTCCAGTTCGTTGTAGGGTTCGTTGGACAGGTCAAGCAGATCGTCATCCGAGAAAAGGAAGTTCCCCGACTGGTCGCACGCCGTGTGCCTGACGACGATAGCACGGACGCTGACGGCGTGGGCATCCTTCGCCAACTCGCTGCTGACACACTCACGAGCCAGTCCGCTCATCCTGCGGACATAGATCGTGTCGCCCCACGCCTCGACGGGGGTCAATTTCTGTGCGTGTCCAAGCAACCGGTGCGCCATCGTCAGACCGTCCACTTGGCGTTAGAGGCGATGGTGACTTCCAGTTCGATGTTGCCGTCTTCCTTCACATTGGACAGCGACCAATCGGTAGGATACGCCCCGGTGTTGCTGTAGGTCTCGCTGGCGGTCGTGCCGCCCGCAGCGAAGACCGCAATCGCTACGGTGCTTGGACTCGCAGGGTCGGCTGTTTCCAACCAGCCACGCAGTGCGGTGCCGTGTGCGGTCGGGCTGTAAAGGACGGTCAGTTTCACGTCCTTGACATCCGTCAGCGAACTGAGACGGTTCTGCTTGACCGTATCGCCCAGCACGGTCGTGCTGACCTTCGCCTTGCTCGCACCGATGCCGTCGATGCTGATGACCTGACCTACCGCCGTTCCGCCGATGGAAAATGTGGTCAATTCACCGTAGAGGACAACTTTCGTGGGGGTCGTCATTCTGTTCTTTCCTCACTTCGGGATGATGTCTTATCTATGCTGGTCGTTGTTGTTCTTTCAGTCGTGCGTAGTCCATCCGGAATTGTTCCCATCCTGCGTCGTCCGATGTCTTGACGCTGACCGACACTGGGACGACCGAGACCCGGACGGTTTGCGGCTTCCTAAGAAAATCGTGATGCTGCTGCGGCACCGCAGCCCATCGCACCTCATATTCCTGTTGGCGAGTGTAAACCCAAGCGTCTTCCGCCGGATCATAGATGGTCGCCGAGTCCCCGCCGTCCAGTCGTTTGACGATGGCGTAGATGTCCCCCATCCGTCCCCGGTAGCCATCCAGCGTTGCGGCGATGGTCTCGGCGATGCTGTCCGCCTGGGCGTGGTCAAGGGACATGATCTCAAGGCGGATGTCGCTGGTGGTGGTGGGAACCGTGCCGTCAAGCAGGTGCGTGGGTCTGTCCGTTACCAGTTGGTAAAGGATGATGGGATAGTCTGCGGTCTCGGATGCGCTCACCGGGAAGATACCGGCGAGCGTGCCGAACTGGTCGGATAGGAAGTCGTAGAACTCGGTCAGCATACCTTTATGTAGGGGACTAGCAGGCACATTTCCCTGTTGAAGGGTAATCACGGGCTGCGCACAGCACTAAGTAATCACGCAACTCACGACCGTCCGGTTGCATTTTTCGCACCGAGTGGTTATTCTGGGCTACATGACCACACCCAATCACAAACGCCGCCGGTTTCAATACTCGTTGCGAACTCTCTTGGTTCTCGTGACGCTATGTGCCATCCCGTGTAGTTGGGTTGGCGTGAAGATACAGCATGCACACCGCATCCGGGAAGCGGCAAGTGCAATGGCGGGAATGGGCGGTAGCGTGGGATGGGATACGCCGTCGTATCCGGCATGGCTGCGGAACCTTCTCGGCAGGGATTTCGGCAATAACGTGCGTAGTGTCAATCTGTGTTGCGCCAAATTCGTTGATGATAGGCTCGAACACCTTACGGTTTTTGGGCAACTTCGAGAACTAAATCTCAGCATGACCAAAGTCACTGATGCTGACCTTCGGCATCTCGAAAGATTGAGCCAACTCGAACACTTGTGGCTGGACAGCACAGCAGTCACCGACGCTGGATTAGAGCACTTGAAGGGCTTGCGTGAACTCAAGTCGTTATGCCTCGACAGCACGAGGGTTCCCGGAACTCATAGAGTGCGGCAGTCATGTAAAGCACCGCCATGCGTGCGACTGCCGGGACGTTCGCCGGGCTGCTACCGTAACCGGCGGTATAGGACACGATGACCGCCGCCGAATTGTCCATCTGCGTTCTGGGCCACTGACCCCATGCCGTAGGTCGGATCGACCCGAACATCCCGGTCGTGTCCACGACATATTGCGAATGGTCAAGGGTCTGTAGCACGCCACTTTCGTCGTAGTATTGGACGGACTGGACGGACTGAAGCGGCGGTCGGGGAAGGAATAGGACTCGCTTCTGCGGCGCAAGATCCCAGTAGTAGGGGATGGTCGCCCCGACCCACTGCGGAACGTGTATGTGCTGGTCGAACCTTTCCACCGCATACCGCCACTGCTGCGTGATGAAACTGCGGCTACAGTCTTCCTCGCAGTGTTCGGTTGCCACGTCGATGTAGGTGCTGATAAGGTTGTCGTCGCCAGAGTCGCTGTCGATACGGCTGTGCGCCCTGACCTGAGCCGTCGTTATCAGTTGTGTCGCTGGTGGCGTGGTTCTCGTTAGTCCGACCCTCATTCGCTGACCCTCTTCTTGCGCTTGACCACCTGTGCCTGCTTGACCGGGGGAACTTCCGGGACTTCCACGATGGGCGGCGACACCTGCGTTTCCCGTGCATGGGGCGGAACGTCCTGCGTCTCGACTTCCAGTGCGCCGTCATGCAGCAGGCGTGCGAGCCGTCCCCCTACCTCTGCGTCCGACAACGGGCTGCCTGTCGGGTAGACCCTTGTCCCCAGAAGCAGTTGCTTGGTCGTCTTGTAGTTCATCAAGTCCCCTAGTCCGAACGTGCCGTATTGTTCCCGTGCCTCGACGGGCAGACCGAACAGGAAGCGGAAGGCGAACGCCCTGATGTCCGCCGCCTGGTCGGGTGCTGCTGTATCTAGTTCCCGCAGGGCTGATTTAAGGCAACAGACCGCCATCGCGCCGTGTTCATCATGTAACCGCACGGCACGCTCACGGCTGCACGTCAGCCAGTCGCCGACATGGAACGACCACTGCGTGCCGAGCAGCAGGGGCTTCAATGTCCATATCCATTCGTCCATACTTTCCAAAAGAACCGACTTGGTTCTTTTCCTTCTGCGCAAAAAGATGCCCCGCCGGGACAACATGGCAAACCCAGCAGGGCATCCGACTGAGAGTCAGTTAGTGGGCGTTAGCCCGTGACCATGTCACAGACCTTCGCAAAACTTTCGTTATGCCGCCACTTGATGTCCACGTCGGCGAGTGCAACGACCCGGACGGTTCCGCTTGACGACCCGGTGTATGGATCGACCAGAATGTCGATCCCGCCCCACTGGCACACGACCAGGTCATTGAAGTTGCCGAACAGCACGGCGGACAAGTTCGTGCCGTAGCCCTTCGTCAAGTCGCTGGGGATGGCGGCGGACGAGTAAGCGGGGTAGCCGTTCACCTCGTTGTCTTCCCACATGAACACGGGGTAGCCCGCCGAGGTCTTCGGCGTGGTCTTCAACACGCCCTTTGCCGCCGGGGACATGACGTAGGACATTTCCCCGATGTCGGCAGAAGCCAAAGCGACGGTCGTTTCAAGTTCCACCAGCGATGCCCATGTCGGGGCTGCGCCGTTGGTTCCGAGGGGAATGGCGGTAATTGCCGAGGATTGTAGCAACCCTTGCGGTTCCGCACCCTCGCCCGAACCGTTGAACGCCGCCCGGTCGATCTCGTGCGCCAAGGATTTCGCCAAGTCGTCCCGTGCGAACATCTCGGCATCAAGCGAGGTCTGCTTGATGAAGTTCCGGGACAGGTCAGTGTAGGCACCGCAGATATTCGGCGAGAAGACCACCTGACCGATGGTCGGTGCGCCTGCGGTCGGGCTGTTCCCGTCCGTCACCCAGTAGGCGTTTGCCTTAGCGGTCCGCCTCGGCAGGGCGAGGTTCCCGACCAGGTCGCCGATGAACCGTGCCCCGACCTTCTGCAAGAGCAGTTTCGCCCTGAGGATTTCGATGAAGAGAGCCGCATCGACGGTCGTCTGGATCGCACCCGCGCCGGCGGTCGTGTCAAGGGCGTTGTTCACCCTGCCGGACATCGGCAACGACATCGGCATATAGAATCCCTGCGGGTTCTTGCCCGTCCTGCTGGCGATTTCGTCGCTGACTTCCTTTTCCAGTCCGGTGAGACCCGGTCGGGTCATATCGGACATTTCACGCACGGCTTTCAAGAGGGAATACCGCCGGATGTCCTTGCGGTCGTAAGGGGCATCGGTCAGGGGCTGCTTCTGGGCGAAGTTCAACTCTGCCTGATGCTGGGCTTCCAGTCGGGCGACTTCCTCGCCGATCTTCTTCGCTTCGTTGTGAAGGGTGTCGAACTTGGAACGCTCTTCCTCGCTCACGTCCCGGTTCTCTTCCTTCGCCGTGCTGAGGATATTCCCCGCCTCGGCGACCTTCTCGTTGGCGGTCGCCCGCTTCTCGGCGATATGCTTGTTCGTGATCCAATTCATGGTGTCTCACCTTATCTGCTAGTGGTCTGGTGGTTCACTGGTCGGCGACAGCCCCGCAGGTCGAACCGCTGAGTTATCTATGCGGCAGTGCGCAGAAAAAAAGACAGCCCCGAAACCGTCCGGGGCTGTCCTCTCAGAAAGGTCTTTCTTTCGTTCTTTCAGTTCGTTGCCGGGGCTGCCGGGGCTGCGGCTGGTTGAGCCGGTGCCGTAGGTGCCGCCGGGGTCTGTGCGGTGACGACCGCCTGCAACTCGGCGACGTGCGCCACAAGGTCGGCGACGTTGTAGTAGCCGATGACCCGCTTCAAGGTCTGGTCGCCGCCGGTCACGGGGTCTTTCGTGGTGTATTCCTCATACAGGGCGAACGCCTTACCGGTCGGGACGTGGACGGCGG